CAATGCTCTATATATTGGGTGGTCATCCTTCACAGCTTAGGCACTCCCCTTCTTCAAGATTAATTCTTGGTATTTTAATGTTGACATTCTCTGTATTTCTAGCTGCTGTAGAGCGGAGGTAATACATAGATTTGAGTTTGTTAGCTCCTGCCCAATGCACACTATTAACATATTCCAAATACTCATCATGTACCTCCTGTGGTGCTGTAGCTGCTGGTGGATTAAAGAACAAGTTAACAGACTGTGCCTGACACACATACTGCTGGCGCTGATAAGCATGTTCAATGATCCAGATCTGATTCAGTTCAGGAGCAGTTTTGAATACATCTTTCTCTTCTTCAGTGAGTCCATCAAGCTCTGCCACAGAACCTTCAGCAGCCGCAATAGCTTTCCAAGTCTTTTCATTGTTCATACCTTTGGACTCTAGTAGTTCCATCAAGTACTTGTTCTGTACTTTAAAAGAACCTGTCAGCGTCTTGTGCGTAAATACGTTAGCCCTTGTAGGCTCAATTGAAGGAGACGTTCCACCGCATATAATGCTACTAGAGGCATTAGGAGCAATAGCAAGAAGGTGAGAATTACGCTTGCCGCTACCAGCCATATCAGGTGCTTCGCCACGTAGCTCCCCAAGAAATTCACTTGCTTCACTGGCCTGTTCTTTGATGTGTTTAAAAGCTCTGTTATTGAAGGAGGAGGCGTACATACCCTCAAAAGGAATGCTATTACGTTGTAAGTAACTATGAAACCCCATTGCTCCAAGGCCAATTGCGCGTTCTCTATATGCACTATAAGCGGCTTTCTTAAAACCTTCTTTACCTTCTTGTACATCGAATTCATCATACTTAGCTCCGTATGGTTTTCTATTATCAGCGTACCTAGTTATACGCCCACAAGCATTTTCAATAAAATGTTCAATGATGTTATCCAGCATAGTAACTAGATCAGCAATGAACATAGGGTGTTCCTTCCAATCATCAAAGTACTCTAGGTTAACACTTGACAAGCAACAGACTGCTGTACGCTCCTCACTTGTCGGTAGTGTAATCTCTGAGCATAGGTTACTCTGACGTATCTTTAAGCCTAGCTCCTGCTGAGACTCAGGCAGTGCATCATTACACCTGTCCATGTTTACAATGTATGGTTCACCTGTCTCTGCTCTAGTGTGCAGTAGCTGCCACCACAAGTCCCTCGCGGATACAGTCTTGATAGCCTGTTTAGACTTAGGATCTATGAGTCTCCAGCTTTCATCATCCTTTACACGCTTGAGAAAGGCATCACTAATGTTAACACCATTGTGCAGATTAAGGCATTTACGATTAAGATCTCCGCCAGTGGTCTTTCGCATAGCAATGAATTCTTCAATCTCTGGATGATCAATATCCATGTACGCTGCATAACTACCTCTTCTTGTAACGCCTTGATTGAAGGCTAACATCTGACTGTCTACAACGTGCATGAAAGGGATGCTACCAGTAGACTGACTACCGTTAGCAGTAGAAACCCCGTTACTCCTAACATCACCCCAATAGCCTCCCAAGCCTCCACCTCCACTTGCCAGCCATATGTTCTCATCATAATGATCAGAAAGGCCCCTACGCGAATCAGGAACATAATTGAGAAAGCAGCTAATAGGTAAACCGCGAGTGGTTCCCCCGTTGCTAAGTATAGGAGTGCTAAAACCGAACCAGCCCTTGCTACTGTAGTCGTAAAGTCGCTGTGCAAGATCGTAGTCAGTATACTCTTTATACGTTGCACCATAGACTGAGGCTCTTGCGAATGCTTCTTGTGCATGGGTTTCATCCTGCCATAAATATCTGTCTTTTAAAGTTTCTATTGAGAAGTTATTAAGATCATCTTCTCTAGAGTAATCAATCTGAATCCCTAGATAGTCTTGCTTCCCAATCTTTGATGTCATTAATGTCATCCTTTTCCCTTAGTTGTGATTGCCTGTACCCCTTGGTACGTGCTTTATTTTGTTTCTTATTCTTTACTTTGTTTCTTTTATGAAACATTTCAGACCTTTCAGTCTTTCTATCCCAGTTGTCTGCCATTACTATTCAACTGTATCTGATTCTAAAATAGCTAGTAGTCTGTTCTCGTACCACTGTGCCTTGCGTAGGTCTTTAATAGCGCTTCCTTTTCTTCTGAAGCGCCACCTGTACTTGAATGAGTTACCTCTAAGGTAGCCTATGATTTCTTCTCTAGACATCATAGACTCCATAGCATCAATACATTCTATGTCTCCCTGCTGGGCGTAGTGTGCGGGGCTATTGACATCTTCATCACCCCAAGAAGTTTTGAACTTATACCCTTGACGTGTGTAGCTATCTTTCATCTTTTCCTCTGCTAATTTATAGTCTTCTTTTAACAGATCACCTAACATTTTAGGGTCATCTTTTGTGGGGAATAGTGGGTGTTGGTCTGGGCCGTTACGGTTCCATTTGTTTATCCTATCCCACGCTTCTGGTGTTGCGTCATCAATACTCATTGCATTTTAACCTTTAGTTTATCATTACGTTTCTTATACTCATCAGACTCCCTAGCCTTAGCGTCAATCCAATGATCAGGGATTGTGTCTTCACTGTACCATCTGAAGTCATGTGCTTCAGCCCACTCAGCGTGAGATCTTTTAGTACCATCTTTACGCCGCTTAGATCCGGGCATAGAAGCAGCAGGGTTGGCAAAAAGAAATACTAGCTCAACATCTTTAGGTAAGATCTTCTTGACCCAGATGTACTTATTATACTCTGCGAAGTCCCAGAATCTACCCTTAGACTCAAGCAATATCTTCTTGCCGTCTACTTCCCTAACAAAGTCAGGCTCGTACTTATGTTCAATAACATATGGGACTTTATCAACATGATGTTCCCAATCCTTTAGAATTGATTCATGTAACACAGCCTCCCAGATAGAGTCGTACTTACTACCATCCTCTTTAAGATACTTCTTAGGACGGGGTACTCTAGCTTTACGCCAGCCATTTTTTACTTTAGTTGCGATGAGGTAGTACTCTTTCTAGTTGTTCCATGTTTATCTCCTCTACTACATGTCCAAGTTTAACAAGCTTCTTCATTGTCTTACGTACCCACTTAGGACTATAGAAGTTCAGTCTAAGTGTCCTACCTACATAGAAGTAAGAGGAGGGAGGAATGAACTCACGTACATTACTGATACTAATCTTTGATTGTTCTTCTTCAGTCACAAGAGTTTTTAACCATTGGCACAGCACTATGTCTGTTTGTCTGCTGATTCTTTTACAGATCTGTGGCTTCATTTTATAAAAATCTCCTGTACGTTTGGTGTGGATGTGACTCTTGTGAAGTACTTAATACCATTAGAATATTTAAAAGCTCTCAAGCCTTTACCATTGTTGGCATCTGACCAGCATTGATTCTTAAAGCCACAGTAGGAACAACCAGAACCGAGACGTAGGTTACCTTTCTTTCCTTCCACTACAGGTTCGTAGCATCTTTC